GGGCAAGTCATCCAAGACAAGCTCAAGAAAGTGGGTGTCACTATTACTGATGGTAGTGATAAAACAGCTATTGGTATTCAAGAGAAACCATTTGAACGTTTGGATTTCCTCAAAAGAAGGTTTTTCAAACAAGATGATGGTATTGTGCTGGCTCCTCTAGATCTCGCATCTATCTATACCTCTTTACAAAATGTAACATTAGGAGCAGGTTCTATTCCAGCTGCTGTGCAACAAAATGTGCACAGTGCTCTTACGGAATTGTATCTGCACCAAAATGTGCATTGGTTTGAGGAGTTGCGAGATTTTTATGTTAAGCGACATGGTTGGACGAACTTGCCTACCTGGAGACAAGTGCACGCTTTCCACCGTGAACATATGACAGGTGTTTTGCCATGGGCCCCCCATCGTATGCAAGATATTCCTGTCAACACGGAAAAGATCGTGCGAGCTATGGCGAATCAAGGAGAAGCTGATTATACCTGCCAAGTAGCTGAGCGTATTTTTGTGTGTGGACCACGATTCAATGCTAGTCAGATGACTAATCATTTTGTTGTGTCACATACTGGATCACTCAAACGAGGTGAATCTGGTATAATACGAGTGCCTAGTTTTGTTTCTGAAGGCAAGGGAAGATTGCCCACACAGTTGTGGGTGAAACAATTCAGGAGTAGCACACATCATGACACATGTTTGATACAGGATGCATATAAACGTGGTTGTTCGATATACTTTCGGGGTGACCCTCCGTATATCACCAACTGGTTGAGTGCGACCTCTACAGCTCTGGGCCTAGGAATGGACTATAGAGCTATTTTGAATTTGTATCACAATGTGTGCACGCCTGATGCTACGTGCTTAGACCCTTACTTCGAGGCTCAACGCTTCAAGAGGGTAGATAAGTATCGTCCGCCAGCTGTCACAAATAGGTTGTAGGGACCTTAATCCCTATCTGTTGGCTAGTTCAGTCTAACTAGCCTGTGGAAAGGTGGTTATCGCTTAGCGAGATATGAACAATGGAGTAACGCACCATTGCACCACCCTTATCGGGTTCAGAGAGCCGACACTCTGATTCCACAATGATGGTAAACCATCCTGTATCGTAGCGAGATACAGTTAATATCAACATGGTATAAATGAAACTCTTAAACACCAGCTGAAAAGTGATGTGCCCTCACTATAGAGGGGAGGTGATATAAGTACCGTGTTGTAGCTAAATTACAGTATGCTGTAGGTTGATTGTCCTTAAAATCCGTTTTGTTAGTACAGATGCTTCGGCTGCCTGGAAAGCAAAGTCACTGCGTTAAAGTGGAAAACGTGGATTTCACACACGAGAACCAAAGTGAACCAGAGGATGCTAGGTTAGTGCTCCTGCTTTGCTACCTTCAAGAAAGGAGATTGTTCTGGCGAAATTCCAGACTTATGTTTATTGCATTTAATAAACCCACATAAACTGTACAGAATAGCTGTGCATACGGTATAGTTCTTTAGGATTATACCGTTCCGTGAAATCGGTATATGTGTGTGAGATGTGATAGGGTTTCCCATTTCCTTAACTGGGATAGGCTGTTGGAGCCGAACTGAGTCCAACCGCATTTGTCAGTTTTAGATATAACTGTCCAGGTCTACTGCTTCCGAGCCTGTTTAAATCTTAAAGCGGCTAGCGTCTAGGACTTCCTAGCATAGTGACATAGTTTAGGAAAACTATAGTAAAATTTTCTCGCCTTTTTATGGTGTGGCCGTGATGGACACCAGAAATCTCTTCTTTCGGAGGTGATTATTGCCGTTCTTTTAGTACCCAGTGATGAATGTAGTTTTGAAACTACTGGGGAGGTCTGAATGGAGAAGCGTTTTGCTATACGTTAATAGCTCAAGGTCTGTGTGACATTAATTGTTAGTGTACTCAAGAATGAGGGGTGGCACCCAAATTTGGATGAGGTCCGGATTGATACCGGGAGGTAATTAACCTCAGCTAACGGCATAGGCTG